AGTATTGCAGACTAGGATTGTTGTGATAGCATATCGTTTGCCTACAGGAACTTCTAAAAGTTCTGTGTCAATATTTGTTACTAATACGTTTGCTATTGCCATTGTCTGTCCTTAAAATATCATACTGTAAATAAGAGATCTGTTGTTACTTATAATTTCGTCTCTTCTTAATTCTGCATTTACAAAAAATAATCCTGTTCCTCCGGTGGATTCATTTTTAACATAAAGTTTTAAACCGTCTGTTGAAATTGGAGGAACAACTGAAGGATCATCAGGACTAGGCAAATAATTTATCTGCAAAGTATCGTCAACTACTATATGACCTAACCCAGGAGCAGATAGAACTAAATCTTCATCTGATGCTGTGGTTTCAATCCTAGTACCAACAATTCTAATATTTCCTAACTCAAATCTATCAGCATAGATATTAGCTACTACATTAGTATCAATAGCAATTTCTATTCTGCTAGCAGTTCCTGTAGTTTCACTGTCAAGTGCTTTTACAGTTGTTGGATCTATAACACCATCACCGATCTGTGTTAATAGTGTACTAGCAAAAGCTGAAGTAATTGCATCATCAACATATTTTTTATTTGTTATATGATCATCATCGGTAACATTTGTTTCGTAGTTATTAGTGCCTTCTACGCTAATAACTCCTGAACCTGCATTAATTAAAAATAAATCACCGCCACCTGTGCTAATGCTGTTTGTTCTAATGCCTACTAGCGTTGATAGATCATTCCTAAAAATAAATCCGCCAGTTACTGTTGTATCTGATACAGGGTCTCTCCAAGTTACATTTTCATCAAACAAAATGTAAGCATCTGGTTGTACTCCTCTATCAATCCTTATACCTGATGTGTCTAAAGTTATTCCTGATCCTGTTTCACCAGCGTTAAGAAGGATAATGTTATCAGTGACAGACATATCAGTTGACTCAACCGTAGTTGTAGTTCCTTCAACTAATAAATTACCTGTGATTATCACAGTGCCTTCACCTGAACCTGTATTCAAAACGATTTCATCACCAGGTTCAACTGATATCTTATAACCGCCTTCTGTAACTCTTAAAAATTTAGACATTCATTGTTCCTATAAGGTAAGGGGATTTCTCCCCTTACTATTAGATAGCTGTTAATCGCATTACAGTTTCTGTCGAGTCGTTCTCAATAGTCCACTTGTATCTTGCGTTGTTGAAATCTCTACAAGTACGATTGAATAGTTTCTTAATACGAACCTGTGTACCACCAGTACCAACAATAGTACCTTGTATTGACATTTCATTAGCTGCTAAAGAACCAACAGCTTTGTCAACTAGTGTGCAAATTCCTACGTTACCTGTACCAGAACCGCTTGGTGTTACCTTAGTACCTGCTTTAGTATCGTTTACTAAAAACTTGTTTGAACTACGCTGTCTTAAAATGTAGCCTTCGTCGCTAGCAGAGTTGCTGGCAACTTTTACGTTTACTGTGATGTTAAAAAAAGTTTCGTTTGATGCTGGTGCATAACGTGTATCGTCAGCGTCTGCTAACCAACCAAAGAATTTCTTATTTACTGGACGTCCCATTTGTTTTCTCCTTTATGTTGACGTTCTAGGTCTACGCAGTGGGTAACTGCATAAGTCTTAGACAAAGTATTTATCATAAAAGATAAAAGCCCAACAATGTTGGGCTTTTTAAAAGAACTATAGTTTATCTGTTAGCAATATACATTGTAACTTCAAAACCATAGCGCATTTCTGTTGCTACTGGTTTGGTCCACATAATGTTTTCCTCCTTTGCACTATTAATTATACACAGTTATAGTAGGAAAAACATACGTAAAATCATTAAAATATCATCAGTCAAAGAAATAGGGCCTTTCGGCCCTATTTCAATTTGCTTACCTAACAGGTAGTATTATCTGAAGCTTACGCTTGAAGAAGTAATACCAACAGTTGCTAGGTAGTCTGCTGCGTTACCAAGTGACGAAGCTGTGTTGGTTAGCTCAACATAACCATAACGTGTCATAAAGCTGACAGTTGGTTCGAATGTTGATGGATCTAGTACAACACCGCTGCTCATCAATGGAATGTATGGGCAGTAGAATGCTGGAGCATCAGATTCTGAAGTTCCCTTGTAACCAATGATAACGTTAGCATTGTCAGCAGCATAAGTGTTGACATATACCTTCATTGCATTGTTTAGAGTACCAACTAGCTTTGTGTTAGTTGGAGCTTCAAACGTACCTTCTGTAGTACGTGCAAATGCTGATGTTGTTGCGCTCTGTAGAATTGTTAGTGCAAATGGTGAAACTACAGCGTAGTTACCAGCACCACGACGTGTACGCTGAGCGATTAGGTTTGCTGCACGGTTGATTTGAACAGCTAGTGCAGCATGCTCGTCACCAACGAATGTAGCAGTACCGCTAACAGCAGTCTGGTCGTATGTTTCTACAGCAGCACCGGCTAGAGTGTTTAGCGAAGCTAACACTTCCTGGTCGATTTCAGCTGTAATTTCTTGAGCAAGAGCAGCCATAATTTCTGCTTCTACGTCGATGCCATGCATAGACTGTGCGTCTTGTGCAGCTTCGAAAGTCCAACGTGCGCTGAGCTTACGAGTCTTGGCTTCAACTGTTTGCTTCAAGATTTGAATGCTTAGTCTGTTACCAGCAACACCTTCTAGCGCAGCAGTTGCGTCTGCCTTAGCTGTTGAAGTATTGCCTGAATAGGCTTCAGCAATCTTGAATGGGCTTAGAGCTTCTTCACCTGCAACTGCACCTGAAGCGCCTGAGCCTGCTGTGTCCGCATAGCGAACACGTAGAGTGTGGATTTGACCCACGGGTCCTGTCATTGGCTGAACACCAACTAACTCGTTAGCAATAACGGTTGGCATTACACGACGGATGACTGGTAGGATAACACGGTTTAGTGTTGCGACATTACCGGCAGAAGTAGCACCAGCAGTAGCACTTTCTGCAAGATACCTACGGGTATTTTCCAGTGTAGTGGCCATTACTGACTTTTTGTTGCCTTGAAGGCCTTCAAGAAGTGCTGCTTTTGTATCCTGCCAGCGACTTTCTAGTAGTTCTGACATTATTATCTCCTTAATTTAATCCAGCTAGACGCTTAATTGCGATAACATTATCGGCGTCTGCTTTACTACTAATTGTAATTTGATCTCTGTTGCCTGTTACTTCTTTGCCTTCTGTTAATGTTGCCTTCTGCTTTGCTGGAGATTTACCGTCTATTACTGCCGGTAGGTATCTTTCAAACTGTGAGCGTAGCTTGTTTGTTTGAACACTTTCCAGTAAGTCTGTCATAATTTCGCGCTGATCCTTGCTTAGTGGAGCAAGTAATTCGCTAACTATTTCTTTGCGCTGTGCAGATTCAATTAGGCGTTGCTTTTCAGCTTCCTTTGATTCTGCCAACTGTTTTGCCTTTGCAGCAAATGCTTTTGCTTCTGATAGTTGCTTGTCCTTAACGGCAAGAACTTTTAGAAGTTTAGCAGTTTCTGACTTCTCATTTAGGTATGATGTGCCAAACTCTGCTGCAAATGCTTCAAATATCTTACGACCAAAATCGTTCTCACGTGCTGCATCAATGTCTTCCTTGAGTGCGCCAATTTCCTTAGTTAAGGCTTTAGCAACGGTCTCTTGTACTAATGCGGCACTTCTTTCGATAAAGTTTTGTTTAACCTTAGCGAAGTGTGTCTTAGCTTCACGTACTAAACGTACTTTTGTTTCAGCTAAATCTTTCTTATCTTCATAAAACTCTGCGATTTCAGATGATAAAGCTTCTACTACAAACTCTTCTAGCTTAGAGTACTGTGACTCCATAGCTTTCTTGTCTGTACGAAGTTCCTGGATTTCGTTTTGTAGTTGTTCAACTACGAAATTACGTAGTAGACCTGCATTCTCACGCATAGCAACAGCATACTTTGCTTTTGCTTCTGCTAGTGACTTACGATCTTCTGCAAATTCTGCGATTTCTTCTGCTAGGCGTTCTGACAATAGCGAGTCAATAGCTTCTACCATTGAATTCTTATCGTGCTCGTACTTCTGAGCGAACTCTTCACGAAGTTCGGCAACTGCTTGTTGCTTATTCTCGTTTACCTTTGCAGTCCAAGCTGCTTCAATATCTGCTCTGATTTCTTCTGAAATTACATTGTTTTCGAAGAGTTTTTTCAGTGCATCCAACATATTCTTCTCCTAGTTTACTGGAGCTTGTTGATGATATTCATCAACGATTCCTTGAGGTACTTCTGAGCCTTTGTATCGCCTCTAACTTCTTGTGCTATTTTATATGCCTGATACCCGCCACGATTATTCATTAAGTGTTCATAAATGGGTGTTGGGTATGCACCGGGTGCGCTAGGTTGAGCTACTACATCCACAGTGATTATTTCAAAGTCGGAAACTTCACCGCTTCCGTCTTCTTTAACATTTCCGCTACCGCGTGATGAGACACCTAGCTTAACTCCGCTTTCAAGCATTGTCTTTACTAGGTTTCCCATCGGTGTTGGTAGGATTTTTAGTTTTCCGTAACCGTTTGGACCATCCATCCACATTTCTGAAATCATGTGGCTAACACGGTCTAGGTTAATATTAAGGCCTTCTGGATGATCAACTTCGCCGAGAACTGAGTAACCGCCGCTGACTTGATCATTGAGAGTTTTGACAGCCCTGCCAATTTCATTTACAGGATACACTCGCTGATTTGCGTTTCGAACACCACCTTGAATGCAAATACCCTTCATGTAAAGGTTCTTACCTTCATCGGTGGATTCTACTACAATCCTTGCTTGGTCAAAGCTCAAATTCTCTCGTAAGTTTATCATCTAAACTTCCTTATTATCTGCTGCCAATAGTTGACTTCTTATTGTCAGCTTGCTCGCCTGCGCCTTTTTTTTCAGCGCCGTGGCCTTTTGACATTGCCTTTAGAGACTTAGCTGCTTTACCGCCTGGTACATTTACGTTACCTGCGTTGTCTTCCTTTTCAGTGCCCTTAAATAGGCTGCTGCCCTTTAGCTGTCCCTTGTTAGCTTCAACAGGAGACTTTTCAGTGTCAGCTTGATTTAGATTCTTTACAGTGCCGCCCATGTCGTTCTTGCTAGCAACTGTTGACTTGGTGTTTACACCGTTGTCGCCCATTGTAGCACTAACTTTTTCTACGTATTCACGCATCTGTTCAGCTGATGACTTCTTTTCGGCTTTCTTATCAGCCTTCTTGTCATCCTTCTTCTCTTTAGCTTCGCCAAAGTTAAAGGCTTCTTTTTCTTCGTCGCCTTCGTCTTCTTCGCCCTCGTCGTCGCCCATGTCCATGTCCATGTCATCAGCGCCTTCTTCGCCGCCTTCGTCAGCCATTAGCTTTTCAAATTCAGCTTTTAGATCTTCAAGAGCATCTTCAAGGTCTTCAACACGATCTTCTACATCGCCTTCTGGACCTTCTTCTTCACCTTCTTCGTCACCGCCCATATCAATGTCACCCATCATATCATCTGTTGGGTCACCGCCCATAGCGGCCATTGGGTCAGCTTCTACTTCAAACTCGTCTAGATTAAAATCTTCGTTAGTTTCTTCGTCAGTGTCCTCATCAGAAGCTTCGTCTACTTTATCTTCGTCTTCATCTTCGTCTTTTGAGGCTTCATCTACTTCTTCGTCGTCTGATGCTTCTTCAATGTCTTCATCATCTTCTAG